TCTTACAATCTATCACTAAAAACACGCTCGGTGCCACCATTTTTGATGTGGGGGCTACCGGATCACAATTTCCAAAAGACATTGATGACTCGATGTCACTTCATTTATTCGATCCGGCGTTTAAACCTTCCGGAGAAGCGTTTAAGAATGATACTACCTACGTCATGTATAAGGAACCCGTTGATTACGATAAACCCAATATACACGTAAACAAAACTGTCGTAGACGCCGATGAACACTCACTTCAAAAGTATTGCGATGCTCGTGGCATCAAGCATATCGATTTTCTCAAAATTGACACGGACGGACATGATTTCGGCGTTCTAGATGGTCTCGGAAATATCACAGTGGATATGGTTCAATTTGAATATGACAATTTTTACAGACTACATTCACTGGATATAAAAGATATGTTTAAACGTCTCGAAGGTTGGCACTTTTTCTATATTTTGCCGGGTGGACTTATACCCATAACCGAGATGCGTGACGATTATTTATACACGAACATATTCGCATCCAAGGAATATCCCCACGACATCATAAGAGATTATGTGCCTGTCATGAACGGTACGACGATTAACACAAAACATGTCGGGGAATTTATATGCGAAATGTTTTGGGAGATGCGTCACATCACTCCAGATGAGCTAAAAATTAAACACTGTGTCAAGATTGATGAAGCGAGTAGAATTGATCCGGGTTGGAATTTGGAACAGGCGCTCAAGAATTATCACGCTATTTATTCTTAAAGACTAGACTCATGTAATTTCAAATGAACGTGGACCAATACAGGGATATGGTGTACGAGATTACCAAACCACCAAATCCCGAAAACACCACATGGGCGGAGCATTCTAAATTATGCATGCTGTTCGTAGAGTTTAGGTACATGGACATTCTTAAATACAACTTATGGAACATCGCAAACGTGTACGGTGGCGGTGATACATGCTTAGTTGTCATACATAGTGGGGATAATAAGGATATCATCATGGAAACTACTAAAGACTGGAAAAATGTCAGATACATTCAAGCGATGGAGAAAAACGAGTCTGTAAAAGCGTACGACACACTCATTACTAGTTATGAATTCTGGGACCGCTTCTCAGAATTTGACCACGTATTAACTAACACATGGGACTCGTACATATTCAAACGTATACCCGAAAAATTCTTCAAGTATGATATTGTCGGTGGTCCGTGTGGTCATTACTACGCTCTTTGGCAGAATCGTTTGTTGAATATTTGTCGCGTGGGGTGTGATTGTGATCGATGCAAATCTGGTTGGCACCTGTTCAGAGCTGATAAATTTAACGATTATCCAGGTCGTAAATACACTTTATTATGTGGTGGCTTTTACTTAAGAAAGGTCGAAAGTACGAAGCGTCTCTGTAAAAGTAAAAAACATATGGGAGAACCAGATGATGTTTACTTCGCTATATCCGATCTATCTAGACCGTCCGTAGAAGAAGCATCTGAGTTTGGGGTACAAGATTTTAGATATGACGGTGTACCCGTCGGATGTCACCAATTATGGCCCAAACACTCCGAAGAATATATACGACAATTATTTAAAAGAGGGACTACTCATAATTCCGAGACTAAATCCTCTATCGACTTATAATATCTTTTGAGATCTTTCATGAATCTTTTATTATTCTCTAGACATTCACACTCGGGTTTGTTCTTGTAAATCCATGCGAGATTTGACTTTGAGTATTTGGTTCGCTTTTGGTTCTCGTTCGGCTTACGTGGCACGACCTTTTTACTTGCGGCTTTCTTAGTTTTGGGTAAAGGTTCGACTCGCTTCGTGTAACTAATAGCTTGCATGACCGTATCCGCCAAATCATCCTTCTTCTTTGATTTGTCGAATATAGGCAACCAATGGGTATTTACAGTACCCGTTTCTAGAAACTTTCTACACCTTTCGATCGATACCTTCTTACGTTTTAGGTACTGCGCTTTACCGGCTCCGCATACATCCGGGATTTTAAAACGTGCATCATACACGATAGTATCCGCACGAGGGGCTTTAATGACGAAATAGGCGTGTAAAAAGTGTTCGACCATCTTCATCTTTTTATTCCTATCCGGTTGTTTTTCAATAAGAATCGTATCACACGTGAGAACCCAAGGTCTCTCGTCCAAATGGTTTCTTAAAGAAACGTACACACCGTCTTTGTGTTCTGGTGGTATTCCCGATACGTCCCACTGTACTACGAGGTTTGACGTATCGTCGAATTGACACATGGCTAAATTTCGGATCCCGACATCTATACTAAGTATCATTCTCTAATATAAAGAAAATTAGGCTTTAAGTTCATTCAAAAGACACCGAGTAATTTTAATAAGATAGACAGACAGCAAATACATAATATAATGAAGATGGCTCTAGTAACAGTTTCTTTCATTCCTTCTAATAATCCACCCGGGCCAAAAGGGTTAAGGCCTAAATCATCTAATGTTTGTTCCATGACGTCACCCGCGGCACCCGTCGTATCTTTGATCACATCACCCGCCGGTCCGAGTGCATCTAAAACACCCTTATCGTACTTGTCGTTACAGGTCTTGGAGCAGAACGTAGGACATGGACCCTGCTTTCCATCGTTAATCTTAGCCGTGCAAATGGGTTCGTCGTACTCCGGGTCTTCTGCCTGTAAATCCTCGAGAGACTTGAAATTTAATTGGTCCTTCTCGATCTCTTCATACTCGTAAGAGGCCCAGTTATCGGGGAGGCAGTTTTCGATACAATCACCAACCTTCTTATTCGCAGCTCCGATCTGTTCGGAAACGTAGTACGCGAGACCACCAGCCGCCGTGTACTTGGCCACCGTCGTCGCGTTCATACCCTTCTTACCAGTCTTCGCAGCGTCCGCGACGTCATCGGCCTTCTTACCAGCTTTCGCGGCGTCGCCACCGGCGTCTGCCACGTCATCAGCTCTTTTACCGACATCCGCGGCACTATCCAATTGTTTCGTAGCCTTGGAAGTTTTGGCACTCGCGCCGACGATATCGTCGCCACTCTTGCCAGCAGATTTAGCTGCACCGGAAAGTGAATCGGACTGCTTAGCTACCAATTTTGCCTGATCCGCGGCATTTTTAGCAGCTGTACCAGCTGCCGCAGAGGCCGCCGCTCCAGCCGCTTTACCCGCCGCTTTAGCACCTCTAGCGGCGGCAGCTCCGGCGGCGAGACCGGCTCCACCGACTTTTGCTAAACCTTTCGCTAAACTGGACATAGTTTATTATTGACATACATTTTATTTAAAACCCGAGTAACTTATCCGTGTTCATACCTTCTTCCTTGGTGGCATTCTTGTTGCATAAGGCACCGTCGTCGCGGTATCCTTCCGGGCACGGTTCCCAACAGACACCCGCGATATTCTTCCATCCATCGGGACATTCGTATCTCCTGAATAAATCAGCAACCACACTAGGTCCCGCTTTGACCTTGTTACCGGTCACCGCATCCGTGTACCCGAGGGGTTCGCACAAGGCGCCGAGATCCTTGTATCCCGTACGACGGTTTCTCGTGTACTCCTTCTTGGCGGGAATCCATTTCGCCTCGGCTTCCTTCAGGAGTTCGATCATACCCTTCTCTTCCTCTTGTAAGCGCTTGTAATCAGCCTTGGATTCTTCCCAGGTTTCAACGCCACCCAGGTATTCTTCCTCGTACTTGGCGTACGCCTTGTTGACCTCTTCACGCTTATCTTCATAATTCTTCTCTGCTTGAGTGAATTCGTCCCGGAGTTTTACAACTTCATCCACGTTGGAGGGAATGACTTCACGGGGACACTGATCCCAACAGACACCAGCGATGAGCTTTCTCCTCTTGGGGCATTCCAACACACCTTCCACTTCCTTCACGAGAGCGGGGTCCTCGAGACCGTTGGCCTCCACGCGATCGGCGAGATCGTTGTTACCACGCGCGCGTATCTCCGCGACTGTGGTGTTGACATCCTTCGCGTAAATCACCGCACAGCGACTGGGCTGGAACGAACTGGGTCCACAGTAGTCGCGATCCCATTGGGGAACGACGAGTTTGGGTCCACCTGGAGGTTCGCAAATAGCGCCCATAGCCTTATAATCATTAGGGCATCTATCCCAACACACACCCAGAATACGCTTTCTCTTCACGGGGCAATCGCTCGCCTCCTCCGCCTCTTGGTAGAGAGACTTGAGAGGGTTACCTTGTGCATCGAGACCGGGAACCCTCGTGATCCATTGGTCGACAGGTTCGGTTGTCTCGGATGCCTTCGCGCGAATACGGTTTGCCAAATCCGTTTTGCCACGTCCTTCAAGCATCTTTGTAATGCGCTCCACATCCATAGACTCGAGGTCCTCGCAACGTTCGGGTTGGTTCGCCATAGGACCACAATATTCGCGGTCATTCACTGTAACCTTAATACCTGGACCACCTTCGGGGTGGCAAAGAGCGCCGATATCAGTAAATTTGACACCGTAGACGTCTTCTTGGGGACACCTGTCCCAACAGACACCCGCGACGAGCTTTCTCTTTTTGGGGCAATCTAAGATTTCACCTATACGCTTAAATTCCGCGTCGGACACGACACCAGTCTCCGCCTTATCAGCGAGCGCCGTCTCACCCTTATCACGGAGCGCCGACGAGAGGGTCGTCCATTCCTTCGCCTCGTACGCCTTGCACAACGGAGATTGGAACGAACTGGGTCCACAAATTTCGCGATCCCACACGGGCACCTTGATACCCGGTCCACCTTCGGGGTGGCAAAGAGCACCAATATCGGTGTAATTAACTCCATTTTCATTTTTGAATTTGGAGCATCTGTCCCAACATACACCGGCAACTTCGTTTTGATCACTGCGTTCGTTAGACTTATGGGATTTACCCGCTTCGGCCGTGTCACCACCGCCGCAATAATACCTATCGAATAGCGTCTTCTTAATACCGATACCGTGGCTGGGTTCGCAGAGAGCACCGATATCCTTATCACCTTCCCTGCACTTATCCCAACAGACACCCGCGACGAGTTTACGGTTCTCACCGGGGCGGGTAGAACTGGGTCCGCAATATTGACGCTGCATGAGCGTCTTCTTGATACCAGCACCCGATTTGGGGTGGCACATAGGACCAACACCCTTGAATCCTTCCTTACACGGCTTGTAACATAAACCGGCATCCTTCTCAGATTTTTCTCCCGAGCACACACGTAAAGGCTTTCCGACACCTCTACCATAACTACCAAACCCTGACTGTTTACGCGTCTTACGATACGGCCAAGCCGGTTTCCAACCACCGGGCTTTTTGCATCCCAAGAATCCATCAGATCTCCACCCATTGTTACATGCCGCACACTCGAGGAGCGAACCGTTAAACCACTCAGGACCCCTGTTCCTACAATCTTCGTAACACATGGCACCGCGTTTGAGAGGTTTGTCGGAAGGGCACGATTTTTGCCAACACACGGGTCCTACACCTGTGTATCCTTCCCTGCACTTCTTATAGCAAAGAGCACCATCCTTCTCTTCGTCGTCGGCACACCCCGGGAAGACGCCGACACCACGCCCATAGGCGTCTAACCAGCAGCTGGTACCATCATCTCTAAGCTGACCGTCATATCCCATCTCGCTACAGCTCTTCTTTTTCGCCATAGACGATTTCTTCGCATACGTATCGAGCCAGCAGCTCGTACCGTCGTCGCGCAGACGTCCTCCGTACGGGGGGTTAGTGCCATCTCCAAGTCTGGGGTCTTTACAGCTTAACTTCTTCGCCATAGACGATTTCTTCGCATACGTATCAGACCAGCAGCTCGTGCCATCATCACGTAACTTTCCATACTGAGCCTTCCATTCACCTTCGGGATACTCGTCGGACTTTGGACCATCGCATGAATATTTCTTAGCTGGGCGAGACTTCTTAGTCTCTGTATCACGCCAACAGCTCGTACCATCATCGCGTAACCCCTTACCATGCTTTTCAGCCCAGTCAGTGCACGGCTTCTTCTTGGCCATGGACGACTTCTTAGTCAGGGTATCACGCCAGCAGCTCGTACCATCGTCACGTAATCCTCGTCCGTGCTTATGAGACCATTCATCACACGACTTCTTCTTAGTGGGAGCGGATTTAATCGGAATCGTATCCTTCCAACAGCTCGTACCGTCGTCACGTAAATGCTTACCGTGTTTGTGATGCCAGTCGGAACAGGGTTTCTTCTTCGCCATAGAAGACCTCTTCGGTATGGTATCTTGCCAGCAGCTCGTACCGTCATCGCGAAGACCTGCACCAAAATTACTGCAATCGCGCACGTTCGCGGGTTTAGATCGTTTCGCTTTCGTCTCGAAGATTTCTTTCAACACCAGGTCTGTGACCATTTTACCAGTGAGAAGTCCAATGTTCAACGGGTTTATCAGGTACGCACCCTTCAACATTCTAAGCGGATCCCCGGATGTTAAGTCGTCGACTGCACTCATATACTCTTCCTTATAGGCACGTGTAATGGTCGTACCCAAAATGAGTTCGAACACCTTTTGTGCATCGCTTGTGTGACAATCGTTATTCTTGAATTCCATTCCGTATCGACGACAGTATTCCTTCGTAAAATTACAGACACCCCTGTCCATATCGAACGTTACGCCTAATTGTGCAGGATCTATGGCATTCGAGAGTCCCGAAAGTTGACGACGTTTCGTGCAGAACGAAACTAAACCACCGTAATCAGCGGCGATGACCATCTTCGCACCCGCGGGGTAGTCGGGGAAAACGAGTTCACCTTCGGGGTGCTGTGTGCGTAACTCAGAAAATGGAACCTCGATTGTATTCGGAG